CTTTAATTAACCATCGGGGGCTAGAATTTAAGGGAGAATCGTGGCTTATTCACGCCAATTCACAATTACTACTACACGCCAACTTGTCATCCCTGTTGATGGATCAACTCAAGAGGTTCACGTTCACAATGAATCAGGCACGATGTATATTGGCGGTGCAGATGTCACCTCAAGCAATGGTTTCAAATTAGATAATAATGAAAAAATTGTGCTTACAGTTCACCCTGGCGATCAAATATATGCAGTTACTAATTCCGGAACAGCCGTTCTTATGATTCTGGTGTTAGCTCGATGAATAACATCAACAACGCCAATATGCTTCTTGTCTTTATCCTCAACTCCATCGCTCTCATCGGTGGCGGGTTTAAGGTCTATCTCAACATTTCACGCAAGTTAGACCGCATCAATTATGCTCTCTTCAATGACGGCACCAACGGCGTAGTTCAACAGGTGGCAGAGCTACATAAGAATCAACAAAAGATAAAAACTGATATTGCGGTAGTTAAATCAAGGGTGGGAGTTCAATGAAATCGGCAAACGGGTGGGTTGCATCTGCGGATCAGGCTGAAATCGGTATTGGAATCTTCACAGTAGTAAAGGCAATCAATCCGGTGCGCCTTCGATGCGCCAAGGCGGTAGCACCTTTGCTGGTCGCTGCGTGCCGCGAGTGGCATAAGCGAGTCGAGAAGTTAGAGCCAGGTGAAGTGCAGGGATATGCCTTTAGAGATGTGCGTGGCGGTGCGGGAACCCTCTCTAATCACGCATCGGGAACGGCAGTAGATATTTGGCCTTCGCGCCATCCCCAGGGCGATAAGGATGGGAATCTCACGCCTGAGCAACGCACGGCGATATTAGAGATTTGTGCTACTTATGGGCTACGCTCAGGCGGCACCTATAAGAGTGCTAAACCCGATTGGATGCACATAGAAATCAATCTTTCCCCTGCGAAGGTCGCAGAGTTAATTAAGAAGTTGGGGCTATAAATGAAAGTATCACCTAAGTTCAAGGCTGAATTTATCTCTTATTTGCGCTCAGTTGGAGTCGCAACCATCACAGTGCTTTTAGCACTTGTGGCCGATATGAAGCCGGAATATGCAGTGCTTCTCGGCTCGATTGCAGCACCAATCTTTAAGTTAGTTGATCCGTCATATAAGCAGTACGGAATCGGCAAAGAATAGGTATGAATCGGGGGGATTTTCTTGATGAGGCTAAAAGCCTTGTCAATGGTCAAAGGAATCAAGCACACGGCGATCCGCTAGAAAATCATCAACGGATTGCCGGTATTTGGAGCGTTATTTTGGGCGTGGAAATCAGCGCCTATCAAGCATCTTTGATGATGGTCGGGTTGAAGTTAGCGCGTGCCTCATACGCACCTATTGATGACACATTCACAGATATGTGTGGCTATTCGGCAATAAGTGGTGAAATTGCCCATCGCGAAGCCAAACCACTATGATGTGAAAGCACACTAGATTTCTCTCTAATCGGGGAAAGCAAGAACCCGCAACACCTCAGCCGTTCCTGGGGAGTTGCGGGTTCTTTTTCTATTTATAGACCTTTGAGTTCCTTCTTAAACTTCTCAATCTGCTCTTGATGCTTGATGGCATCGGCTCGCTTGTCATACTTGATTGGGAGCAACACCATCGGCAGTAGCGCCCAAAAGCCTAAAAACCATCCTGCAATTGCCCAAAAGATTACGCTTCGACCTACGCCGAAGGCGAGAATGGCGCAGATAATCGGGGGCAGGAACTTAAGCATCTTGCACCCAATCGGTGAGCATTTCATTGATTATCTTGCTTACGTCTGTATTTTTTTTCTCAGCTTTCTTTTGAGCCTTTGCCCATAACTTGTCATTGATTCGCACGGATCGGATTTTGGTAGCCATTATCCAATCACCAAATCAATCATCTTTGAGCAAGAGCCGTAGCCAAGGATGTTGCCTTCCATACTGCCCACATAACAGACATCGCGAGTGATGTAGGTAAAAAGGCTCACAATCAGGATTGCGAGCGCCCACATCACGATTACACCGCGCTTATTGAGTTTCATCTTAATTCTCCATCTCTGCGATAAATGCTAGGGCTAGGGCTGAGTTCTTGATGGCATCGCGTAGCGATTGTTTGATTTGGTCAAGGTCTGCCTCTTCAGAGGATTCAATAAGATTCTTGCCGATATTGTAGGAATTATCTTGAATCTGAATAAATATATCTTTCATTGCACCCATTTATTTCACCTCTTTCATCCAACAAATCGGAAAGGCACAGTATGTGCCGTCATCCATTCTTACTGTAACTTTCATTGCATAGGTAACAGCCTTGCTTGCATCCTTGGCTGACTCAATCACGCCGTATTCAACGGCTGAGTGATGTGTAATCTGAACACGCATATTGTCGCGGAGTAGCATTTATGCACCTACCTTTACATCTAACTGCCATCTTTGATTACAAGTTTGGCAAATATGAACTTCTTTGCCTTGAATTATCGCAATGAACTTTGCAATGCGCTTAGCGCAGAATCCGCAACTCATTATGCACCTACCTTTGTGAAGCCTTTGATTGATGAGAGGTTTTCGCCTACGCATTTGGCGCATAGGTCAAATGAGAGAACCAAAGAATCAAACTTGAAAACATCGTTGCCTTTGTATTCAATGCTTGCGCTGACTGTTTCCTTCTTCTTATTGCAAAAATCGCACTTCATTATGCACCTGCCTTCATTTTGTTAGATGGATGCTCAGGTGAATCCCAAGGCACACAAGTTTCACAAACTAGATTTTCGCCACCAAGAAGATGGGTGAAATACAGACACCAATCACCTAGTGGGGTCTTATGCTTGATTGCTTTTGGCTTTGCCTCAATCGCGCAACGAAGATATGCACCTGAGTGTGGCTCGCAAGTTACATCGCCATTATCTGAAATCCATAAAGGCTCTGACATTAAGCCACCACAATCACATTTTTGAACACCCAACGTAATTGTGATGTCTAGTTCTTCAACAGTAAAGCAAGTTGCACATTGGTACTTTGACATTTTTTGATCCGTTTCTTGGAAACCCGTTCGTTTTCCAATAGGTAAAACTTAGCACCTGTATGGACAGTTCCCTGTCAATACAGCGTAATTTAGGTCACATTTTGGTAACAATCTTTGAGCCTGAAATCGAGCTATAGGAGCCGTTTTGAGCGTGTTTGAGGCAAAACGTAGGTAATCCCACGCCTAAGCCGTAGAATTGGACTATGACTACCATCGTGGGCTATCAGGGGGCAGATTTCGCCATCCTTGGGGCTGATAGCCAAATCACCGATGGGGATAAGCGCATCGTCTCCCCTAGCACCCCAAAAATCGTGAAAGTCGGCAGGTACCTGCTCGCAGTCTCAGGCGATTGCCGACCTGGGGATTTGCTTATGTATAACTGGAAGCCACCTGCCTATGACGGCACTGATCCGGTGAAATTTATGGGCAGAAAGATTATCCCTAGCATCATCACCACCTTTAAGACTTTTGGCTATGACCACACCAAAGAAGGCTCAAGTTATTCCTATCTTCTTGCCTTCGCTGGCAATCTCTTTGAGATAGGCGATGAGCTTTCCATCAGCCAAAGCCAAGATGGAATCTATGGCGTGGGCAGTGGCTCGCCTTACGCATTGGGCTACTTGGCCGGAACTATCGGCAATCTCGCCAAGGTCGAGTGGGCGCAGAATCAGATAATTCAAGCGATGGAAGTTGCGACCAAATACGACATCAATACCTGCCAACCTTTCCAAATTGAGGTTCAAAAAGCCTAGTCAAATGGCGTGTCAGTGGTCTTTGATAGGTTACTTTATGACACCCTACGGGCAAGACGAAAGGAACGGAAAATGCAACTATTTTTAACGGCAGCAATAAGCGTGCTTGCAATGCTTTTTGTTTTTTGGATGATTGTGAGCAAAGACGATTTTCTAGGAGATGAGATTCGCAAGTCACCTTTGGATGGTGAGTAATGCGCGATCCATTATTTTCGGTTTATACGACTGATTCAGGCAAGGTCTGTCTCTACCTAGAGGAACAAGATGCTTGCATTGATGTGGTCGAGGATGTTCTCAACTTCAACTCAATGGAAAACTTAGATGCGCTTAAAGGTGTTGCCTTTGCAAGCCTGAAAGAAGATGGGGTGGTTGAGGCGCTAGATAAGGCTAGAGCGAATCTGCCCGATATGGCTCTCAAGATTGCCGTAATGACTGAGGATGAGGCTTACAATCTTTGCCAAGACATTATTTCTTCAATCAAGAAACGCCGAATCTTCAAGGAAGATGAAATGGCAACCAAAGTGGCGAAATTGAGACTGGTGGAGTAATTGGCAAATCCGAATGGTCGCAAGGGTGCGCAGTTTGAAACCGATGTGATGCGATGGCTTCGTAAAATGGGAGCCGTTGCAGAGCGTTTAGTAAAGGCTGGCGCAAATGATGAGGGCGATCTTGTCGCAACGATTTCCGGCAAGAGCTACATCCTTGAACTTAAAAACCGCAAGACCATTTCGTTGCCTGAATTTTGGCGTGAAGCCACAGTCGAAGCAGAGAACTACGCCAAAGCAAGGGGGCTAGAGGTCACACCCCCTGCCTACATTATTCTCAAGCGCCGTAATGCGGGGATTGAAGATGCCTGGGTTATTCAAAACCTAGATTCTTGGCTCAGGGAGAAGAAGGGGTGAGGTTTGAAATTGATGCACCTGATTTTCCTGAAGCCATTTGTGCCACAATAGAGGACAAAGATTTCTTCTTTCCCAAATCGGGGAAGCAAGAGGCAGAGAGACTGCCACAGTTACGCGCAATTTGCGGTACCTGTATCCACGAAAAGGAGTGTTTGGAATACGCAACGGAAAGACAGATGGACTACGGATTTTGGGGCGGTAAAACTCCCCGTGAACGATCCGATTCAAGAGCGCCAAGAGTTCGAGGTTTTGCCAAGGCTGGCAAGGCTAAACGAATCAAGGGGCTACTTGATGAAGGCAAATCTGTCTCAGAAATCTCAACCTTGACTGGGTTTCGACAACATTATGTGAATCGAATACTCAATGCACTCAGGGGTGGGGCTACAAAAGGAGCTACACCATTACACAAACAGATAAAAAACTCGCACGAAGGCTCGCAGCCATCTTAGGCGCAAGTATCGTGACATCATTATCAGTTCAAGCAATAACTCCGACTCAGGCGATCCCTGCGTTGGTTATCTACAAGGAGCCACCTGCTTTAATGCAGGTCAATCCAAAGGAAGTAGCACGCGAACTCTTGCATACGCGGGATTTCAAATGCTTCTCAAAGTTGATGGGTGCCGAGAGCGCTTGGCAGGATAAAGACAATCCCACAAGTAGCGCATCGGGTGTTGGGCAATTGCTCAAAGGCACCTATAAAAATCTTGGGATGAGAAAGGGCGAGTCGCGAGTCTCACAGACAGTCGCGGCGCTATCCTATATCGGCAGAAAGTATGGAGCAGGTGGGCCGTGCGCTGCGTGGGATCATCACAAGAAGCACAATTGGTACTAAGAAATCATAGGGGGAACGGATATGAGCATAGAACTAGAACCAGGTATCATCGAACTTGATGACACCGCACAGGCTTGGCTTTTGGCGTATAAAGATGCAAGCGCCAAGATTGCCGAACTCGAAGAGAAGCGTGCGGTAGCACGCGAACATCTTGAGATGGCATTGGGGGAAGCCGAGACTGCGTGCGTGAAAGGTCACGCCGTAGTGCGCTTTACTAAAGTGCAATCAACTCGCTTTGATACAAAGCGGGCAAGAGAAATCTTGCCAGCGCAGGTACTTGATGCGCTTGAAATCATCTCGTATTCACGCCGATTCACTCTTGTGAAGGATGGCGAATGACCTTTACTCCACTCAGACCTGAATTGGTGTTACTTGCCGATGAACTTAAACGCGAACTCTGCCAAGTAATCACTGATGCAGGGATTTACTCACCGCGCTCAAAGCAGATTGCCATTGGGCCGAGTGAGTTAGGTGAAGAATGTACGCGCAAACTTGCCTACAAACTTCTTGATTGGCCGAAGTCAAATCTCTCTGCAAGCGGATCGTGGGCAGCCCAAGTCGGCACCGCAATCCACTCACATCTTGAGGGCATCTTCACTAACGATAAAATCTATGCAACCGAACAAAAGGTACAGATTCGGGGCAACCTCAAAGGCACAATTGATTTGTTTCACCTAGAGCGAAAAATGGTGCTTGATTGGAAAACCAAATCGCCCACCGGAGTCAAGGAAAAGCGCTCTCAAGGAGCAACACCAAAAGAGATTATTCAGGTGATGACCTACGCCTATGGCAAGGTCAAAGAAGGCATTGAAGTTGAATATGTCGGACTTGTATTTCTACCTACAGGCGGGCAAATCTCGGATATGTATATCGAGCTTCACAAATACGATGAGCAGATTGTTATCAACGCTTTAGAGCGCATTGATAACGTTTATACCTTGCTCTCAACTATAGATGTGGAAGCCAATCCTGCGATGTGGGCGCATATTCCTGCCGTGCCATCACGCCTTTGTATGTATTGCCCCTACTATCAGCCATTTAGTGAGGATTTGAGCAAGGCTTGTCCAGGAGATAGCGATGTGTGAGCGAGATGGGTGCGATTGCACCTTTAAGATTCACGCCACAATCTCAGATATGAAAAGAATTGAGATGGAATCAAATCCACCCCAATACCCAATCCCAACAACAGAATAGGGGGAAGCCAAATGGCTTTCACAGCACCTGCATCAAATACTGAAGGAGTTAAGGTTGCAGACCTCAACGGACACCTTCTTATCGTCACCCCAATTGAATACAAAACAGGAATCAACACAGTCAATGGAATCGCAGAGGCGATTGAAGTTTCAATTGTTGATCTTGACACAAACGAAGAGCATCACTCAGTCTTGTGGTTCAACGTTGCACTTCGTAACTCACTCAAGCCACTTATCGGTAACAAAGTTCTAGGTCGCATCGGCCAAGGTGTTGCCAAGCCTGGCAAGAACGCACCTTGGATTCTGCTTGATGCAACTGGCGATGCAACTGCCGTTGCGAAGGCGAACGCCTATATCGCAGGTGGCATCAAAGCGCCAGCGCCGGTAGCGCAAGCACCAACACCAACCGCAGACATCAATGATCCAGCGGTGCAAGCACTCTTGGCTCAGCTTGGGGCTAAACCAATTTCGTAGGTTGGTTTAAGAGCAGAGCAAAGTGAGTTAGGGCTTATGCCTTTCGACCTAACTCAAGGAGTGGCTGGTTGCCGATGATGGGGGTCATCAAGTGGTTCGATTCCACTTACTCCACGCAATAAAGAACCGATTAGGGGGAGCAATGCCGACTTACTTGTTTGAATGTGAGTGCGGGAAAGTAAGCGAGAAGCAATTGAACTTTGATGAGGAAAAAACTCACATCTGCGATTGTGGAAAAGAAGCAAGGCGTGTTTATACAGTAATTCCGGCGCACTTCAAGGGGTCAGGTTGGGGGAAAGATTGAGAACCGCAGTTTCACTCTTTGCAGGTGTAGGTGGATTTGATTTAGCTCTTGAACGCGCAGGTGTAAAAGTTGTTGCCAGCGTTGAGATTGATAAGAAGGCTCAGGATGTGTTACGCCGACACTTCCCGAACTCAACTATTTTTGGCGATGTCACGGGGGTAACAGGTGAACAACTCATTGCAGCAGGATTTGAACCTAGAGGTGGAATTATCACAGGTGGATTTCCTTGCCAAGACCTTAGCGTTGCCGGTAAGCGAGCAGGATTGGCGGGAAAACGCAGTGGTCTTTTCTGGGAAATCTGCCGACTCATTGACGAAACAGGATCGGAAACGATTATCCTTGAAAACGTGCCTGGTTTACTTTCCTCAAATAACGGAAGAGATATGGCCGTTGTCATTGAAGCGTTGGTCGAGCGCGGGTATCGCTTGGGATGGCGGGTGCTTGATGCTCAATACTTCGGAGTTCCCCAACGAAGGCGTAGAGTGTTCATTGTCGGATGTGCTAGAGACTCAGGGCGAACACCTGAAGAAATACTCAATATCAGCCAAAGCCGCGCAGGGTATCTTGAGGCGAGCCAATCGAAGGGGAAAGACTCTGCCGGAAAGATTGCAGATAGCACTGGAAACAGTGGCAAGCGCCGAATAAATCGGATGCAATCTTTTGGACAATATGATGATGATTTAGTTGCTTCAGCTTTGAAAGCACGCGATTACAAGGATGCAACAGACCTTGTGGTGGACTAAATCACGCAGGGCGCAAAACACCGAAGATTTTGAAACTTGGCTGCAGGGGGGGGTGACACCGACATTGAACGCATTTGATAACGCAAACGAAAACAGAGCAACAGTTCTCATTATTGATGGTACAAGAGTTGGTGATGTCCGAGTCTATGAGGATCAGGTTATGCAAACAGTCATTCAACGATGGGGAACGGGCGGGGGGAATGTACCGATGATTTTTGATAATGAACCAACAGCATATTCGATTAGAGAAGATGCAAAGGCTGACAATTTCAGTGCAACAGAGACTGAGATTGCTCTTGCACTTCAAGCAAACCAACCAAGCGTGCAATCACACCACGCTCAAATCTTTATTGCACAAGATGAACCCATAGTAATGCGTGATCGAGAGGGCTGCGCGGGGGGGGCAAAGGGCCGTTATTGTCCGACAAGGCTTTCACGCTGGCATCGAGCAATTTTCATACTCTTTTCCCTAACTCCGCGACTGTTCGCCGACTCACACCGACTGAGTGTGAGCGATTGCAAGGCTTTCCCGATGGCTGGACTGCCGAGCAAGCCGATTCCAATCGCTATAAGCAGATGGGCAACGCGGTAGCAGTGCCTGTAGTTCAATGGATTATCAATAATGTGGTGGGGGATCAATGAGTAACGAAACACTGACAACGGCGCTTCGATTTGCTAACGCAGGAATCGTGGCAGTGCCTGTTTCTCAGGATGGGTCTAAGCGCCCAGGGTTATCATCGTGGAAGCAATACCAAGAGCAACACCCGACCCCTGAAGAGATTATGAGTTGGTTTGCTACACCCCAAGATGGCGTTGGTGTTATCACCGGCACGATCTCAGGCAACCTTGAGATGCTTGAACTTGAGGGTCGAGCAGTCTCCGAGAAGATGCATCTTGAGATTGCAGAGATATGCAACGGATCAGGTTTAGGTGATTTGTGGGAGCGATTGAACTCATCCTACGTTGAGGCAACACCTTCAGGTGGATTGCATTGGCTCTACAAGGTTGAAGGCGATGTACCTGGAAATACCAAACTAGCTCGCAGACCAGGTGAAAACGGCGGGGTAGATGTCTTGGCTGAGACTAGAGGCGAAGGTGGATTTTGCATCACTGCCCCATCATCGGGTGCTTGTCATCCATCGGGCGGTGCGTGGCAGATGCTTCGCGGTTCGATTGAGATGATAACAACGCTCTCACACGCAGAGCGCGATGCCCTGCACACAGTATTTAGAATGTTCGACTCAATGCCAAAGCCTGAGTCGGTAGCAGTTGAGGTTGCCACGCGTAGCGATGGCGCTCTCACGGCGGGCGATGACTATAACGCCCGCACTACTTGGGATGAGATTCTCATACCTATCGGATGGAAGAAGGCTTACACGCAGGGTGAGAAAACCACTTGGACTCGCCCAGGTAAGGATTTTGGCGTATCTGCCACCACAAACTATCAAGGCACCGATAAGTTGATGGTATTTTCAACCTCAACTGCCTTTGACTCTGAGCGATCCTATGACAAGTTCGGAGCCTTGGTTCACCTGCAATATGGCGGGGATTTTAAGAAGGCGGCAACAGCGTTGCGTGAGCAAGGCTACGGCCAATCCACAGACCTTCGACCTTTAGCGATTGAGTCTTTTGATTTAAGCGAGGAACAGATAGCTGAAATTGCGCAAGGCTCTTCGTGGAAGCCAATTGCCTTATCTGATTACTACGATGGACTCTTCCAAGAAGTCAAAGCCAACATACTCACCCGAACAGATGGCAAGAGCCTTATCTACGCTGGCAAGGTTCACTCATTCTATGGTGAGAGCGAATCAGGTAAATCGTGGGTCGCTCAAATAGCAACGGCTGAACTCTTGCGAGCAGATAAGAAAGTCATCTACATTGACTTTGAATCAGACCCACAAGATATTGTAAAGCGCCTCAAGAGCCTTGGAGTAAGCCGAGCAAACCTTTTGCAGTATCTGACCTACATTCGGCCCGAAACGGCACGCCAAGTAGATGATCCGTATTGGGATGCCATTCTCGCACCCGATTCAGCCTCTCTCATAGTCATTGACGGCGTTACCGAATCCCTGACTATGTGGGGCGGTGAAACTGTAGATAACGATTCCATCACCAAATGGATGCGACAGTTCCCCCGCAAAGTAGCTCAAGAGTCAAGGGCAGCCGTAGTTCTCATTGACCACATCACCAAGAACGCCGATACGCGGGGCAGGTTCGCCATCGGTGGGCAAGCGAAGTTGGCAACCATTGATGGCGCTGCCTATATCGTGGAGCCAATCGAGGTGCTATCGCCTGGGCGGGTGGGCAGTCTCACCCTAAGAGTGACCAAAGACCGCATCGGTGATGTTCGAGCATCGGCAGGGATGTATCGCAAATCGGATCGCACTCAAGAGGCAGCAGTTTTCACCATTGACTCGACCCGCGAACAAATGCAATATGTCATTGGAGCGCCGACAAGTGAGGATGAATTGCTAGAGCGCACCGAGTTTAAGAAGATGAGCGAGATGGCAGAGTTCATCCATCACAATCCTGGCTGCTCTAGGAGAGAGCTAAATGAGGGTGTGAAGGGTGACAAGAACCTGATTGGTGAGCGCCTTGAGACTTTAGAAAAGAATGGATATATCGAAAATAAGGGATCGGCAACGAAGTCTAGCCTGTGGATAACTTCGGCAGGAATGGATAAATATGACCTTTTAGATGCCAAGATTTCCTACATCGGCGGGGTCAGTGAGTAGCGTGCAGCGTGCCGAAGCGTGCCGTTTGGCACCGGCACGCACACCGGATATTGAGCGTGGGAGTGTGCGTGCCGTGCCGTATCTCTATAGATACGGCACACGGCACACCCCACATCACCCCCAATTACGACTAGGTAGGAAATGATGGCGAGGACATCTGAGCATTTTCAAATCAACACCTGCCCCCCCTGTGGAAAACTTTTTTGGGAAGGCTACTCATCGGCTGGATTTCTCACCCGACTTGATGTGCAACCACTCGATGTTCGAGCCGAGCTGATTGCGAAGCTGACAGGGTGGCGTACCTATCAAATTCATCCAACTGCCGTATCCTTTGAGGCAACTCCGAGAATCGGCATCCTTGCGAAAAACGCCCTAGTTCTCGCCCAACACAAATGCGATCCATCTGAGTTTGTCTTTGGCGAAGTTGAACCCCCTGACTACTTCAAGCGCAAGAAAAGAAAACCAACCGAGTCTGAGGGAGTGCCTTTCTAGTGACCTGTAACATCTGCAACAGACCAACCAAGAATGAAGGTTCGTGCTGGTCTTGCCGCCTCAAACTTCAGAGCCACCTGATTGAACTCCCTGAACTGCAATCATCGGCGAGTGAGTTCATATCTCCATCACGCACCGGATCAGGGGCGGTATCTGCCGAGCGCTCGATTGGGGTAAATGTCTCGGCCCTAGATTTCTCGATGGCTACCGAGCTACTTGCAATCCTTCACGGGTGGGAAGCAATGGTGCGTGAGGCACGAAGCCTGACACCACCGGCGCTACTGAATAAAGAACCAACAATTGAGGCAGAGGTGAAGGCAACCTGTGATTTCCACCTGGCTCATCTTGATTGGACTATTGGGCAGGATTGGGTGCGCGACTTTGCAGGTGAGGTCGCAGAGCTACACGCCAAAGGAATGGCTGCTGCTAAGCGATTCACGGAGCAACCAAGGCGAATCCCCTGCCCTACCGATGATTGCAAGAAGTTCGTGGTCATTGATGTAGTGAAGGTCAAAGAGAACGGCTTGGCCGATGAGGTCACTTGCTTCGGATGTCGGCAGTCTTGGTCATTGATCCGTTTGGTAACTCTTGCAATGAGCAACCCAACCCGTAAGTTCTTCCTTGATGTTGAGGCGATTGCATTATGGCTCGGAATCAAACCACGTCAGGTCTATGCCATCATCAAAGAGAACGGCATCCAAAAGCAGAGTGGAAATCTTTACAGTTTAGGCGATGTCATTAACGCTAGAAATTAGGACAAACTGCACTTTCTCGTGCTACACTTCCGTTAATAGGTATTGCTATCCCTACACCACCCCACTGCAAACGCGGTGGGTTTTTTCATTTACCGAGTAAGGAAATGCCAAGCCACGAAACAATCGCAGAGATAGATGAAGCACTTATGCACGCCATCTTTGCGAGGCAACAATCCATAGACTCAAAGAAACATCTCATTGATAAGTTTATAGATGACCTACTCGATAGCAGATTGGAACTGACTCAATGATTCAGATTTCAGTCGCAGTTGGTGATGTAGTTACAGACATCGTGACGGATCAGGTTCTTTCCTTTGATGGCGTTGAGACTTTACTTAATCGAGCAACGCAAGCAACCTTGCTTGCATATAACTCTTATGTAATTGCCAATGATGATTTTGAGAAATTGTTAGAGGATGACGGCGAGTAGCCAGCTATGTTACAAGTGCAGAAACAACAAACCCCTAAGTGAGTTCAATAAGTCATCTCATCATAAAACAGGTTATCGTAATATCTGCCGTGATTGTCGTAACACCCATCGCTCTATTATTCGCAAGTATAAAAAAGATTATGCAGTTCTACTTGAGAAACAAAACAACTGTTGTGCGATATGTGGCAAGAGTGAGAAAGAGAATGGCAAGAGATTAAGTCTTGACCACAATCATTTAACACATCAAGTACGTTCATTGTTATGTAGCAATTGCAACACAGGTCTTGGTGGATTCAAAGACAATGAAGAGTTGTTAAGCAAAGCAATTGCATACTTGAAGAAGTGGGATGAAGATGCCACTGCCTAGACCTTGTGTGGATTGTGGAGTTATCGTTCGAGCTACTCGATGTCTTGAGTGTGGTCGCAAGAAAGAACGAACAAGAGTTAGACGTGAGCAACGTGGTTACGATTCAGCTTGGCGTGCGCTATCAAGGATGATGCGTGCCGCCCAGCCCTGGTGCAGTAGATGTCGAAGCACTAGGGATTTAACTTTAGATCACATCATTCCTTTATCTCGTGGTGGCACAAACAGTGCCGCCAACGCCCAAGTGCTTTGCCGAAAATGTAATTCTGAAAAAGGCACGCGCCAATGATGCGTGCGATGGCTTGGGCAGTACCACACAAACCCCCACGCGTACATCCCCGTACGGGGCAAAAGTACGCTCAACACGGCCCGTATCTACAGAT